ACAGGCGATTGATATGCTCGGAATCCTCAAGGAAATTGACCTGCGTTTTGCGGCTGAACTGAACGGCAGGACAGAAAGTGGCTTTGGCCCGACCGTAGATATGCTGTGGGTTGATATGACATGGAACGACCTTGCGTATCAGAAGTCAAGCGGGAATATCAAGGCGATCTTCGACCCGCTCTTCGATTATGTCATCGCAAACAAGCCGACATACTTCCACTGCTCTGCGGGCGCAGATCGAACGGGCGTGGTCGCTCTGCTGTGCGAAGCGATACTTGGGGTATCACAATCCGACTGTGATAAGGATTACGAACTCTCGAGTTTTAATTCTGGCGTCAGCACAGATGCGGAAGCCCGTCGCAGGAACGAAACGCCGTGGACGCGCGAGATTAACTACTTGAATGCCTATCCTGGTGCGACCTTCCGCGATAAGGTGGTTAATTTTATGGTGTCGTGCGGCATTACAATCGAAAAAATCAACGCTTTCCGAGCAGCTATGATCGACGGGACGCCGGAGACAGTGACGGCAGATATCGCAACGTACAGCATCACAAAAACACTCACTGATGTCACAGTCAGCAACGGAGCGGCATCTGTGCAGCAGTACCAGCCGTTCGTAGCAAGCATCACTCCCACGAACGGCAAATTGATTGAATCCATCAAAGTGACGATGGGCGGGAAGGACGTGACTGCTGCTGTATTGCGTGGCAGCACGGACGTGCTGAGGCGAGCTGTACGGGTCGCTTTGACAAAATGCACAAGTAGCAACCCACGCGCGTATGTCATCGACGGGCAGTCTTATTGTACTGCGATAACTGCCGACACGGGGTGCGAAGTCAGTAATGTAAAAATCATGATGGGAGGTGAGGACGTGTCCACATTTTACAAAGATGGGGTCATAGCTATTCCAGAGGTGATCGGCGACATTGTTATCACGGCAACCGCTGTAGCCCAAGCCCCAGCATATACAAACCTGCTTGATGCCGCGATTGACATGGATGGAAACGTCATCGGGCATACGCCTATGTATAAAAATATGCGATACAATAGCAGCAGCGGTGCACCTGTTGCAAACCCAGGGACGAATATCACGGGCTTGCTCCCGATCAAAAATGGTGATGTCGTGCGTATTCGATGGAAAGGGAACACTGATATATCATATCAATCTATCAAGTTTTTCAAGTCTGACCGAACCCAAGTCAAAGTCGGATATATATCTTTTTCCAATGTTGGAAAAGGCCATGCAGGGATTGCTATAAACGTTAATGCTGCCAATGGAGTTGTCGATTTTGAATTCAAAGCATCATCTTCCGAGACTAATGGCGCAGCATATTTTTCAATCGTGCTCTACGACACGCTGGAAAATGTAATTGTTACTACAAACGAAGAAATCATATAAGCCTCAAAAGAGCCTCTTGTTGATTTTACAGGATGCCCTACAGCATCGGATTGATGAGATGCAGAGATGAAGGAGGTAACAGCTGATGGAATTTGTTTCTTGCGATCCGTCAAATTACCGCGCCGGGCGCACGCAGCCGGTGCGGTACATCGTGATGCACTACACGGCAAACAACGGCGACACGGCAAAAAACAACTGCGACTACTACCACCGTGTGGGCGGCCTGCAGGCCAGCGCGCACTATTTTTGCGACGAGCACGGCGCGATGCAGTCCGTGCGCGAGTGCGACACGGCGTGGCACTGCGGCGCAGAAGCCGGGCAGCGCTACTGGCACCCCGAGTGCCGCAACGGCAACAGCATCGGCATCGAGATGTGCAGCCGCAAGCGCGCCGACGGCAGCTACTACATCCTGCCGGAGACCGTGGCCAACGCCGCGGCGCTGGCGCGGGAGATCATGCAGCGCTATGGCATCGACACCGACCACGTGCTGCGGCACTACGACGTGACGGGCAAGCGCTGCCCCATGCCGTGGGTGAATGACCCGGCGCAGTGGACGGCATTTCTGGCCATGCTGACGCCGGAACACCCGAACGAAGAGGAGGAAGAACCCATGACACGATACAACAAAATCGACGACATACCCGCGTGGGCGCGCAGCGATGCGCAGCGGCTCATCGACCGCGGCGCACTGCGGGGCAATGAACGCGGCGAGCTGGATCTCTCGCTGGACATGCTGCGCACGCTGATCGTGTGCCAGCGGATGGTCGATCAGGCAAAGGAGACATAAATGGACCGACTCACAACGATCAAAGCGGCCGCCTGCACGGCGGCCGCAGCGCTGACGGCCTTCTGGGGCTGGACGGGCTGGCTGGCGGCGGCATGGTTTCTGGCCATGCTGCTCGACTATGCCACCGGCAGCGCCGCCGCCCTGCGCGCCGGAACGTGGAGCAGCCGCGCCGCCCGCGAGGGCCTGTGGCACAAGGCGGGCAGCGTGGCGGGCGTGCTCGTGGCGGCGCTGCTGGACTTTGCCCTGCGCGTGCTGCTCGGCAGCGTGCCGGGGCTGGGCATCGACTACGACGTGCTGCTGTGCCCGCTCGTGACGGCGTGGTATCTGCTGACGGAGCTGGGCAGCATCGCCGAAAACGCGGGCGCGCTCGGCGCGCCGATGCCGCAGTTTCTCATGCGGGCGATCGCCGCCCTGCGCGCCGGCATTTCCGACCGCGGCGGCGGAGACGGGGATGGAGGCGGCGCGGCATGACGGACTTTTCCCCGCTGAATTTCCCGCTGCCGGAGCGCACCGGCGCCGAGGGGCTCGACGCGCGCGTGACGGCGCTGGAGGAGACGATCGTCCGGCTGCTGGAGGCGCTGCAGTACACACTGACGAACCTCGGGCGCGAGAACTTCAATCCCGCCGCGCTCGAACGGCTGCGCGCCGAGCTGCGCAGCGGGCAGACCACGAACCAGTAAGGAGGCAGGCAATGCATCTACCCACATTTCCCCGCGCCATGCCCGTGACGCGGCGCGTACAGACCGACTTTCGCGGCTACGACCACCGGCCGGGCTGCCCGGAGGGCGGCATCTACGAGATGACGAACGGCTCGGCAGCCGACGCGCCGCTGTTTTCCACGCGGCCGGGCCGCACGCTGACCTATCCGACCGGCGGCGGCAATGCGAACGGACTGTTCGCCGTCGACGGCGGACTGCTCTGGTGCACGGGCCAGACGCTGTATTTTAACGGCACGCCCGTCGACGGCTGCACGCTCGTCAACGGGCCGAAGGTGTTCGCCGAGCTCGGCGGCACGGTGCTCATCTGGCCGGACAAGGTCTGGTACCGGCCGGATATGGGCACGTTCGGCAGCGCCGAGCCGAGCTGGAGCGGCACGGTGGCGCTCCAGCGCTCGGACGACAGCAGCGGCGCGCGCGCCGATTCCGTCGCCGCGAACGGCATCGACACGCCCTTTCGCGTGGGCGACGCCGTGACGTTCAGCGGCTTTTCCACGCCGGAGGACAACGGCACCTACATCATCCGCGCCATCGCGGGTGCGGTGCTCGTGTTCGACCCCGACACGTTCTCCGCCGTCGGAGCGGTCGAGCACATCACGGTCACGCGGCGCATGCCCATGGCGCTGCACGCATGCACATACGCCAACCGCATCTGGGCCTGCGCGCAGGACACCGTCTGGTGCACGAAGCTCGGCGACCCGCTGAGCTGGTACTGGTACGAGGCGGACGAAAACGGCACAGTCGCCACGGCGGCATGGAGCGTGGACGTCGGCACGCCGGGCAACTTTTCCGGCTGCGCGGCGACGGGCAGCGGCGTGGTGTTTCTCAAGCCGGACGGGCTCTGGCGGCTCTACGGCACGAAGCCGGACAACTTCCAGCTCATCGCCTCGGCGGCGCTCGGCACGGAGAAAAACTCCGGCCGCTCGCTCGTGACGGCGGCGGAGACGCTCTACTACCTCTCCCCCTCCGGGCCGGCGCGCACCTCCGGCGGACGGCCGGTGCGCATCGGCGACGCGCTCGGGCGCACGCTCACGGCCGGCGCGGCGGGCACGGACGGCACGCGCTGGTATCTCTCGGCGCACGATCCGCAAAACGCATGGCACCTGTTCGTATACGACACGCGCAGCGGCCTGTGGAGCCGCGAGGACGCATTTCACGCATCCGGGTTCGCCCGGCACGACGGCGCGCTGTACGCACAGGATCCGAGCGGCGTCTGGCGCTTCGGCACGGGCAGCACGGCGCAGCTGGAGAGCATGCTGGAGACGGGCGATTTCGTCAGCGGCAGCCCGGACTGCAAGCGCCTGCTGCGCGTGCAGCTGCGGCTGGAGGCGGACGCGGGCGCAAGTGTCACGGCGGCGGTGCAGTATGACTCCGACGGCGTGTGGCACACGCTGGCGACCGTGGCGGCAGGCGCGAAGCGCTCCGTCACGCTGCCGGTGCTGCCGCGCCGGTGCGACCACTTTCGCCTGCGGCTGACGGGCACGGGGGCGTGGCGGCTGCTGTCGCTCGCGCGCACGGAGACCGCCGCCGGACCGCAGCACTGAAGAAAGGAGACCTTATGGCCACAAAATACAAATACGACAAGGACACCGACTACGCCGCGCTCATGGAGCGGGCGGCGCAGCGCGGCGACAACGCGGCCGCCGCGATCTATGAGCAGCAGCGCAACGCGAAGATCCGCGGCGAGGGCATGACCGATGTGACGCAGTCGAACGACTACGCGCAGTATCTGCCGCTCGAGGACGTGCCGGACTACGACGACACGCACCGCCGCCAGGCAGAGTCCCTGCTGACCGAGCGCGACACGACCGGACAGCGCGCGCGCATCGACCAGATGCTCGACGCGCTGCTCGGCGAGGAATTCGACTACGACCCGGCATCGGACAAGCTCTACGCCGCCTACCGCCAGCAGTATGAGCGGCAGGCGGATCTCGCATCGGCCAACGCCCTCGGCGCGGCGGCCGCGCTGACGGGCGGACGGGCCTCGACGGCGGCCGTGGCGGCGGCGCAGCAGGCGGGCGGATACTACCGCGCGATGCTCGCGGGCAAGCTGCCGGAGCTGGCGCAGCTCGCCTACGAGCGCTACAACGGCGAGCGCAAGACGCGCCTGAGCGCGATCGACGCGATGCTCGACGCGGCCGACAGCCGCGACAGCGTGACGAAGGCGCAGATCGCCGCGCTGCTCGACATGGACGACGCGGACTACGACCGCGCGGACAGCAAGCTGCAGCAGCAGGCCAAAGACGCGGCCGACCGCAAGGCCGCCGCCGACAAGAAGGCCAAGGAGGAAAAGGCCGCGCAGGAAGCGGCGGACAAGGCCGCGCGCAGTGAGGCGCGGCGGCAGATCACGCTCATCCTGCGCAACGGCGGCACCGTACCCAACGACCTCTGGGAGCAGAGCGGCTACAGCGCCGTGACGATCGCGGCCATGCTGCGCGGGCGGAAGGGTTAA